ATAATGTCGATACCATTTACTGCTACCATGTATAATTTCCCCCTAATATAATTTAAATTCTAATTCTAAAATGCCGTGATATAACGTTGTGTTTGTGGACGTGTCTGTTAAAACACGAACAGTCACATTGATGACATCTACCAAGTAATTATCTGTTTCCTTGATGTTTCGCAATGCTTTTTCAGCATTGAACATTAACTCGGATAACGTGCCGCGTTGTCTATCGCTTGCATAAAAATCAAGCGTTTGAAACACATTCGCAAAAATTGCTGTCATGTTTCGATTAGCAACTAATTGCGTTTCACCCATCGAAATAAAAGGGTGCGTGGCTGTGTCGTTTGGTAGTTTCTCATATGTGTCTGCAAGTCCTGAGCACACGTTAAACACGGTATTGTAAACGTCTTGTTGTGGATTAATCATTACCACCTACTTAAATAATTTATTTAAATCGCTACGAAACTTCTTCTTCTGAACGTTAAATGCAGGTTTTACAAAAGGTTGTGCTGACATATACCGTGTGCCATATTCAAGATACGGTGCATATTCAGTATGTGGTGCGGTCTTAGCTGTTAAACCGTTGTCGATGACTTCAGTGCCGATACTACGCTTAGTAGCGCCGGTTGGTTTCACGAATTTACCGTTCTCATAATGACCTTTAAAAGAAGCGTTTCGTTGCATGTTCTTTTCCAGTTCAGAAGCGTTCAATTTTACGATTTCTTTGACTTCATTCATCGCTACCATTTTGCCAAGCTTCTTACTCAACTTATTGATTCCGCGCCATTGCACAGATGTATTAGCCATTGAGCTCACCGCAATATAATGCACTGTCACGTCTAAATGTTTTAGATCGTAACACCTTCCATTTTTTATTGTTAAATTCAATATAGCTAAAATTTACTGTGACAATGTTTTGAAACCGCATAATGATACCTTGTTCCGTAATAGAACCAAAAAGGAAGTTCTTTGCTTCATCGCCAATATCCGAAACGTTTGCATATTGTGGCGTCTTGATTGTGGACGGTTCAGAATAATCGCCGTTTGGTAATCGTACTGATTCTGATTCAGTCACGAAATATACCAACTTGTCATATCTCATAAGAACCTCACCACACCTTTAGCAATTGGTTCAGCTTGTGAAGCAATGTAATTTGTGATGTCTGTTTCAAACTCCAAAAAGTCGTCTGTACTGTTAAATTTAACACTATGACCTTCTACGGATTCTGACTCCATACCTTCTGAACCAATGCGGTTAAATCGCTTAATAGTTACTTCATCGATGATATATTCTAAATCGATTAAAGCTTGCGTGGTGTCTGCTAAACCGACTGATAATTTCTTATCAAGTCGATTGGACACCATTGCGTAGATTGTAGCTTCCACGTCCGAATATACATTTAATAACTTCCTTACAGTTTCCAGTGACATTTAATCACCTACTTTTCTACTGTTTTTGATTTTCTAACTCTTTTCGGCTTTTCCGCTACCTTTTCCACTTTCGGTGGTTCGGGCTTTGGATAGTGCCGCGCTAAAAGTCTACTCATCTAGTCACCAACTTTAGGCTGTTGCTGTTGTGATTTTAACGACTTTTGAAGCATCGTATAAGTAAGCAGCATAGTGTTCATCGGCAGTGATGACATTTGTTTTCTTCACAATGTCACGATCAGACTCAACTTGTGCGCCACGTTTCATGATTAGTTTTAAAGCACCTTGTTTGATTAAGATTGGTGCACCGTTAGCTACCTTGTTTGATCGTACAATTTGAGCACCTAATACTTCGCCAAATACACCAGTTACGATTGCGTTAGCACCAAGTTCTGAGCCTGCGATAAATTTAGTGTTTGCTTCGTCACGTAAAGCGGCAGCATCTGCTGGTGAAGCTACTAAAACCATTGGCTCTAAATCTTCGTCAGCAAAGATGTCAATTGCGTCTTGTAGCGCTGTAGTTGATAAAGTGCCACCTAAAGGAATTGAAGCAACTGTTTGAGTAGTTGCTAATGCAGCAGTTAGTAAGTCGTTGTCTAACTTACTTGCAATTGATTTCGTCATTTGCGCTGTTGCTTCGCCAACTGGGTCGCCGAAACCAGATAAGATTGCTTCATCTGTAATTTCCACACCTTTACCAGCTTTTTTAACCGTTACTGATGCAGAAGTAGTTGCCATTTGCTCCAAAGGAATTGCAGCACCTTCAGCCACGTCTGTAGCGTCGCCAATATATTCGAATTTAGGCACTGTTAAAGTGTTACCAGCTTGACCTTCCAAAGTTGTATCTACTGTTGCGAGTGGTGTGAATCGGATTGCGTTTGGTAATTCTGCAGAAATGATATCCGCTAATACTTGTGGATTAATTAAGTTTGCTAGTTGTGTTTGTCCTGTTGCCATTTATAAAATCCCCCTATTAATTATTTAGAGCGTTATATAGCTCTTCGTCCGTGTTATAAATTTTCAATTTTTCTGGATATGATAAAGCTCGGAATTGTTCTTTCGTAATTTGAGAACCTACGTTTGATGTAGTTTGTTTTGGTGCTGTTCCAGATAATGCTTTCTGCACACCAATTTCAATCTGTGCATTCAAAAGATTAATAAACCCATCCACCGATTCTTTAGTAGATTCAGCATTATCTTTGACTACTAAATCAAGTAGCGCATCATTAATTGTCACGCCTTTTTCAGCAAGCATTTTTGTAGCTTCTTTCGCCATTTGGTTGCGTGCTTCTTTGCGTTCAAAATCAGCTAATTTTGCTTGCAATTGTTCAAATTCGTATTGTTTTTTCTCGTCTTCGTTCATTTTAGCCAATCGGGCGGCTTCTTCAACCGCTTTTTCAGTAGCTTTCTTCTCACGAGCAACACGGTCTTGCACAATTTTTTGCAATTCTGATTCTGTATAAGTTTTTTCGGTAGGCGTTGCTTCTGGCTGAGTGTCGACGGTCTCATCTTTCACAACTTCTTCCGTAATGTTTTCATTTTCCATATTATTAATTCTCCTTTTAAAGTCTCGGTTGACTATCTACTCATGTAGCTTTTAAAGTCATCAGCACGGTTTGGACTATGATTATTATTGAGCGCTTTGCTAGTCAAGATACACTTTAGATCACTCGTCCTTTCTTAGTGTCGGTATGACGTTTTCAACTAAGAATCACTCCTCTCGCTATCTTGACATGTGACTTGCAGTTGAACACCGGCAAAAAGGGTGCATCGGCGCAGCATTAACGCCTGATTCCATCTCGCTTACTTTAAAGATTTTGCCGTCCAATTCATGACAAATATGGCAAGCAGTTGGCTCGGCTATGTACTCATACTCAGTATAGCCATTCGTTTTTAACGTTTCTTTCTGCACAGATGTTTGCACTCTTGCGGATTCTGTAATAGCTAGTCTTTCAGCAACATATTTCGCATTTTGGTTATTCTTCTTTGGACTACCAACCATTAAATCTCTTGCATTACGATTGATTTCCCTCGCTGTAACACGGGGGTTCTTCCCTTGTATCAAACCTTGTCTAACGGCCTTATACAAGTCTGCTTGTAAGTCGTCTTGGTTAGACCAAATTCGGTCACTGAATTTAACACCTTGGAAATCAGCAGTTACAATCGCTTTAGCCACAGTTGCGATACGTTGTTTTGAAGGTGCTGACTCGTTTAAAATACCTGATTGCCGAACCAATTCACGTTCAGCAGTTTCAGTTAGATAACCAGTTGTCATGATTTCTTCGGTATTAGCAAGGTTCGTCACATGCGCGTTAATGTATGCTTGCATTAATTCAAGTCTACTTGTACGCATTGTCACGTTATATCGTCTTAGATATTTATTTGCTAAGTCACTGAAATCTTGGTTATTTGTCATTCGTTTAGCCAGACGACCAAAGCGATTGACGTCTGTTTCTTTAATCGTCTTCTGTGCATCAGCAAGACTTACGGATTCTTTGTTTGCCAAAAAACCTAGCTCACGATCTAAGTCGTTTTGGATATCATCGAGTGTGGATTGATATAATTCAGTGATGTTTTTTCTAAAAATTTCATCACGTTTCAACTCTTCCACAATCTGCTTTTCAGCTTCATTTCTATCTATCCAATACCTATCATTTGCCATGATTACTCACTCTTTTCAAAATCAAAACCAGTTGCTTGCGGTGTTTCATCAGCAATTCTATTCATTTCTTCTTTTGGATTTTCCACGAATGAAAGCAATCCTAATTGTGTTTCCTTAGAAATAACGCCTTCCAATTTAGTAGCTGTATCAGCTTCTTCAATGATGTTTCGTGGCAAGTTTCTTGTGAATTGATATTGGATATTCATCCACTCGTCCTTCATACTCGCAGGCACATTGGTTGGTAAATTGAAAATCATCTTATATCGATTTTGCATAGCGGTTTTAAACTTACGCTCTTTCATAATCGCTAGGTTTCGCATTGGTTGCAGTTTAAATTCTAGTGATACCCCGCTGGCATTGCCAAAAGAGTCGTCATTAATGTTCGCAACCATGGAAATTTGATAGATTAAATCTAGCAAGCGTGTGATTAAATTTTCTTGTGTATCATCAGCATTAGGCTTTGTTAAAAACTCGATGGTCACATCATTCGAACCGTCACCAGCTAAATTAATGGTTCTGTTAGCTCGTAAAGCGGTCATAGTAGCTTCGTCTAACTCTGCGCCAATAATCTTTAAGTAGGCATCAGCAAAATAGTCCACATCATCAGCTTTAGCTGAGATTGCATTATTTAAAGCATTAATTAATGATTTAACGTTTTCAAAGGTTGATTGTCGTTCGTCGTTTTCAAGATATTCAATCACTGGCACACTACCATAGTAATGAATTTCACGGTCGCCAATCTTAACATCTGAACCATAACCACCAGAAATAGGTGCTTTAAAGTTTTCTGTGATTAACTCGCCAACCAGTTTAAAGTTGTCATCATAGTAATATCGAATCGCAAAATACGGTTTGTGTTCAATTGTGTCGTCGTAAACCACGAAAGTATCGAGCGGCGTTGTGTAGATTGAGCGTGTCAAAGAGTTTTCGTCTTGATACAGATACTCATACGCATGTCCATAAATCGATGAAATTTTAGCTAACTCAGCTTCGTTATTATCGACATTTGAACGCCTGCGGAAGTCACTGATAGATTCTTCCACGATTTCAGACTCGTGAGACTGCTTAACCGGAACGCCAATAAAAAAACCGTTAAATGTATCAACAATGTATTTCGCAAGGTTGACAATTAAACGATTATCTGGCTTATATGCATCTCGTGGTGCTCGATGTAAGATGTCGTGATTACCTTCATAGAAATTTTTATCTTCGATGTATTTCGGTCTAAGTTGCCTGTGCTTTTCGATAAAATACGCAATCGTGTTACTTGTGATTTCTTCGTTTCGATCAGTAGTAAACATTACAGACCTCCTTTAAGTGTTTTAATTTTTAATTTTCCTTTGTGATGCGTGTAAATTGCATATCTTATTGCGTCTAACACATCATCGTATTCTTTAATTGGTTCATCTTTTGTAGAATTTTCTTTCCAGCGATATTGATATATCTCATCTTCAAAACGTGGAATAGCACCGTTGACATAGAATAATTTATTCTCTTTAAACATTCGTGCCACTTCCTCGATACCTGCGATAACTTCTTTTCTAGCGTTTGTCGTTTTCAGATGCTCGTTTCTGAATCTTGCGACATGCTCTGGTCGTGCTGAATCAGCATAGAACGGTATATTGCCATAGATGTCTTTAAATAACTTAGCTTTCGATACCCACCAATCGATTTCTTGGTATTGACTAGCTACACCATCGACAATGTACGTATTACCTTCGTTAGTCTCTGCAAGTATGACAATTGAGCCATAATGGTCGTACCCCCAGTCGACGCCAGCAAAATATTCTTTGACGTTATCTGGTGGATTATCCACATTGTGTAACTTAGCATCGTAGTCTGCATAAATAGCGCCCTCTGCCACAGTCCATAACCCCAATATATCTCGGTCATAGAACTTACCAGTTGGTGTCGCTGATTTGATAGACTGCTTATAGCGTTCCGATAAGAATGTGTTATCATCCAACTTGAAATGGAAGTCTATTATCATATCGTCATTAGTGTCTATATAGTCCTGTTTAAGCCAATGATTCGGGTTATCTGGGTTACTATCCCACACTATCCTTGCGCCCTCACCAGAACACCGTGAAATGATTTCTTTGAACACTTGTTCGTTTGCTAAGCTGGCCTCGTTTATATAAGCACCATAAGCGGTGAAACCACGCGCACGTTTTAACCCACTAATTGAACCTGTATAGACTTGGACGACTTTTACACCTTTGAATACGAACGAACCATGCTTGTCATACTTAGGCTCGAACTCATATTTGTTGTATAGCTCCTGCAGCACGTTGTTTTGAATGGAAGTTGATGACGTACCCGCTAATATATACATCGGCTCCTCTACACCTTGTTCATCAGCTATGCGTCTAACTCGTAACAACTCACTGATAAAAGCGTCATTGTTTACTACCGTCTTACCAGCACGCTTAGCACCATGTAACCCACAAATAAAAAAGTCGTCGTTCCAAATGCGATCTAATACTTGCAATTGCTTCGGTGTATATAAATCACTAATCGCCATCTCGCACCTCGTATTTCAACATAGAGATGAAATCGGCAATCTTGTCGTCTTGTTGCTCATTACCGCCAATTTGAGATTGTAGCTTCTCAATTTCAAGGTTGAGTTTTTTGAGTTCGACATTAGTTGGATAACGTTTCAATAGTTCCTTGCTTGCGCTGATAACGTCTTTAGTGGTTGGTTTGTTCTCTAGCGTTTCCACCTTGCCGGTCAGTGGGTTGATAGTTTGTTGCTCCTCTGTGAACTCCAGCCTGATGATTGAAGTTAGTACCTGTAACACTTCATCGGCGGTTGCTATCTTATGGCTTTCGATTTGTTTAAATCGCTCCGCTATATATTCCTTAATTGTAGTGTTTTGTAGTAATTTGCTTGCGTTGGTATTTGCATACTTCTTACTGTAACCAGCTTCAATTGCTGACTGTGTCGCATTACCAGTGATGATGTACTCATCAGCGAACTTCTTTTGTTTCGGTGTTAAATTTGCGATTTTCCATCACCTCTTTCATTTCTTATAAATAATAAATAGCCGACCTTTTCACATCATCAAATTCCAATAACATCAGACCATCTTCAGAAGTCACATATCCCATCCGCTTGTCGTAACTCGAAGGTTTCGATGGACTCATCACTTGATAGTGTGTGATACCAGCATTGCTTAAACTACGCTCGTGGTGTTGATGCCCTGTAATCAAATATCTACTTTCAGCTTGTCCCCATTCTTTGGCGTACTCTGACACAATCACTTCAATGATTTTATTACTTGCTTTTCTTTTATCACCATGGTGCATGAATATCGCATGATTATTTAACCAAGCATGTTTAAATTCTGTGATAGCATCATCCACATTTAAATCTGGATAAGTCGCTTTGATAA